GCTAAAGCATTTCCCATTTGAACAGAATATTGAGACCTAACATCATAGTGGTTCATAGCCTCGTCTACGTCTGCTATAAAAACGTTAGATACAAGCTTGTCGTCAATATTTATGACGGCCTCTGCGTGCTTGATAGCGTTCCCTGTCAGTTGTGTACCTGGCGAATGATAGCTGGTACTAGAGAGTCCTACGATGGGAAATTGTGCCGATTTGCCAGAGCTTATAGTTCTGACTGTATGCAAATCCTCGAAGATAGTTGCTTTACGGAAGGCAGAAAGTACCTCTCCTGCAAAGGTTTTAAGAAATAAATCTTTTACACCTGTTCCTGTATTGTTAACAAGACCCAGGCGTGAAGGCGTGAAGTTAGCCATTGGTTAGTTACCTAGAATTAATGATTGTCCAGACCATTACTTCTGCATAAGGTGTCCTTCGCAAAGGGCTTTGCTTCTGTTAGAAGGTCTAGGTTGATCTAACTATAGCGTCTAAAGTATGTTAGATCGACCTAATTTATCTGCAACCTTCTTTCTATATGCTGAATCTCTTGAGTAACGAGGGTCATTCATAGCTTCCACTAGTTGTGCATTAGATTCAAAGACATCATTGCTTGATCCTCTTGATGACCTACCACCTATTAGTCTTGGCTCTTGATCTGTTGCTGCTAAGTAACGTGCCTGGAGTCCGTCAACTGCAAGTCTTACAAAACTTATATCAGGAGATTTTACTGCTTTGTCAAATGCAGCAGCTTCTTCTTTAGTCATGTTATCCGCAGCCCAATACACCATCTTCTCATAGTTTTCTTTGCCACCATACTCATTCATAAGATCGTTAGCTTGCTGTACTGATAGCTGGTTGTCACTTGTCTGCCTGTACTGCACGCCATCAAGATAGGACTCGACCATCTCTCTGTTAAATCCTGCTTTGTTGAGAGCATCGTAGTCAGCATCCTCTAGCTTGCCAGTTTTTTGCCAACGCTCATTCATGCTGTTGTAGTCAATATTTGATTCTTCAAACTTACTGCCTATATAGTCGCCATATATTTCCCTGGCTGACTGTGGCTCAGACTCTACAACCTCTTCCTGTCTTTGCTCTGGAGGTTGGCTTTGCTTTCTTTGTAGTTCCAGGTACGCTTTCTCTAGCTCTTCCTGACTCTTGTATTTACCAGCAAGTAGTTTCTCCTCCCCTTGGATCTCAACATTATCCTCTTGGGTAATCTGTTGTTCCTCCGTGGCGTTAGGATCTACAGCTGTGGTAGGTTCTTCTCTAATAGTTACTGGTTCTGGCATGATTAACCGATAATAATTTCGTTAGTTTTTGGATCACGTTTTGCAGCTGTGAAAGAGGCTGTGGGTTCTGTGTTATCTTCCCCCTGTATGACTATCTCTTTAACTCCTGTAACTACAGGTGCATCAGAGACAGGTTTTTTAGCTGGCTTTTTAGACAGCTTCTGTGAGTTGGTCGGCATCAATACCTCCTGTTTCGCTAGTGATTGCTGATAGTGCCTGTGCAGCCCTCTCAGGATCTGCACCCTGGAAGTTCTTAACGGCTTGCGCCATTGCAGGGGATTTAATTCCTGTCTCCAGTAGTTGCTGTTGCTGTGCTTGTTGCTCGGCTTCAGCCTGGGCTGCTGCTTCCTGTTGCAACTGAGCCTTAGTCTTAACTAAGTTAGTTGTATCAATAGAACCACTAGCTGCAAGTCTGCGTAGTGCTTCCTCGACATTTAAAAACTGAGTCATAGCTTGTGGACCAAGTGCCTGGTTAGCAGTTGTTATAAAGTCTATAAGCTTATTGCGATCATCGCCACGACCAATAGCCTCTATACCAGTAACCGCCTTCTCTTTTATTAATGGTTCTCCTGTTACTTCGCTTCTTGGGAAATCAGGTAACTTACGCTTTCTGCGTAGTATATGTATTAGTCGTCTTACAAGTGGCAGCTGTAGTTCTCGGCTAAGTATGGAATATAAACCAGAGATACCAGCATCTAATTCCTGTGCCATATATCTTATCTCTTCTGCTGTTACTCTTTCTCCTGGTCTTTGTATCGCTGTGTTAAGCATAAACGCAAAAGCTAACCTATTTTCTATACGTTCTATAGTTTGATTAGCTATTTGTAAATCTTGTGATTTACCAGCTGCCTGTAAGACTGTGACATCGGCAGCGTTGCCTTGTACGATACTTCCATTCGATGCCTGGCTAAGTGTGCGTGGCCTTGTTGTGCCATTTGGATTACATAAAAATAAAACTTTACTTAGGCTTGCGCTTGCTTCCAGTATAGCTTTGTATAAATTTTCTAATGCAAGTAAGTCGCCATAATATTGCTCAACGTATGACCTTCCGTACATTTCTGAGTCCACCCTATCCTGACGTAATGCAATCCAGGGAGCTACATCTGCTGCGCATTTACCATGTGTACCTGGTATCTCTTTGCCTTTTATTTCTTGATACCAATGACATTCATCATCCATAAATTTAATACAGGTATATATCTTAACCATTCTTTTTTCCATTTCATCGTAATCTTCTTCTTGTTCCTCCTCCAGGTATTCGTCTGGTAGTGCATCTTCAAATATTTCTTCTTCAACTACTATCTCTGTTACGTTACCCATAGGGTCACGGCATAGTACATAAGAATCTAAGTGTATTACCTTTATCCCTTCATCACTTATATAAAGCAATACGTTACCGCCTACAAGTAAATGTTTTAACGCTTCGTGCATAGCAGCACGACCACCTAAAGTTTCAAACAATCTCATAACTGCTTGCTCTATTTTAACCAGGGCAGAATCAAACTCTGTAATCATTTGTGGATCTTGATTACTTGCAAGTATCGCTAAACTATCTATTTCTAATTTAAAAAAGTTTTCGTTTGTAGGGAAAAGAGTTACGGCCAGCTTCGATGTCATGTGACCTACGCCTCTAGCACCTGATGATTGATATGGAGTATCTAACCTACCAGCATCTCCATAGTTTTCATCCTCTATTAGTCCAGGAATAGTTACCTTACTACAATCTCTTGCACGTTGTAATGGAGAGTTTCTATCTACACGCAACTGCTCATAGCGTTGTGCAGCTGTACCACCTGACGAGCCATACAACGCTGACTGCGTATCGACATTGTTAGTAAGTCTAATTTTCATTTATGTATTTGGAATCATTAATGAGCCTGATCCACCAGCACCAGGAACTAAATCAGTTCTGTAACGCCTTCTTCCAGAGCCAGCCCTGTTAGTTATTAATGGATTACCTGTGCCTATCTGCATAGATGCAGCACCAGCACCTGTTGTAGGATTTGCACCTTGCATAGAGGGATCAGCTATAGGCGTAGGAGCAGGAACAGGAGGCGCTACGGCTAAAGCTGTTGGTGCTACCTCTGTTGCACTAGCAGCAACTTCAGCTATTGGTTCTGGAGCAACAGGAGCTTGTGCCTGGGCAGCTGCTTGCTGTGCCTCAAACCTTTCTCTCTGTTCCTGTAAGTTTCTTTCAAATTGTTCCTGCTGGATACGCATTTGTTCCCTTTGCAGATCCATTTGTTCTTGGTGTCTCCTTTCGGCTTCTGCCTTGTCGTTACCACCACCGCCGCCTCTACACATAGCTTTAATCTTGTAGGTTGTTTTGTTCAATATAAACGGATTCTAGAATATTTACCAGCTTTACAATGCCAGAATACAACCAAATCTCACGATCAGTCATATCAATACTTGGACATCGCTCTGGAAATTTCTCTTTTAATTTAATAATTAGTGCCTCGTCAATAGCTGGATAGCCTTCATCTATTGTAGGGTCAATGGCTGCCATAGTTGTACTTCTCCTGTAGTGTAATTGTA